ATTCAACAGTGTGATAAGCATGTCGTCAAGATGATTGTTGAGTCTGCTCAGATGCTGTCAACTGCTCATCGGATTCTCGATGGCATTCCTCATGAAGAAAAGACAAGCAATGGTCGAAAGATTGTTCGCTATCGTCTCTCTCTATTCGATGATGTTTATTATCAATCCGTTCATCCAAAGCACCCCTCAACTCTCTGGACTATGGAAAGTAGTTCAAATTACGAGTGGCACTGGGAGCACTTCGTTGCTCTCTGTGAAGAATATACGCATCGGTATGGAAAGGTTCACTCAACCGATAAGAAACTTCGGACGATTCTGAAGGTTCCTCCAACCAATATTCCTATTGGTCCTTTGACTCCCTTTCGCCTTGCTATGGGATCAAACCCAGAGTGCGTTGATCCAGAAAATCCTGTTCAGTCATATCGCAATTTCTATATGACCAAGCAGAAGAGATTTAAGATGGTCTGGTCTTCGCGACCTGTCCCTGAATGGTTCAAAAAAACAGCTTGACTTTTCTGCTTGAATAAAGTATAATCACTCCTCCTTTGATAAATAGGAAACATCATGGATAAAGTAAAGCGTTATGCACTGATTCGTCGAATCGCTCGTAAACTGGATCGTCAGCGTATTCGGCGCTATCATAAGAATCTTGAGATTATTCGCAAAGCAGAGCAAGACGATGATCAGAGCATGATTCACTGGGGCGATTCGCAAGAGTACGCAAAAGCTCATTACGGCGAAATTGCTCACTACACTCTCAAATTTGAATCGGAGAATTAAAATGTCAACGATGACTGCTGAAGAATTTGAAGCATCTAGAGTTCAAATGACCAAACAACAAGCAATTGATCTCCTAGAAGATAACATTGTTGAAATTACTGTTTGGCGTCGAAAGAAAGAGACAACAGATACTTATCGTGCGACTCTTCGCCCAGACCTCTGTGGTCCAGTAGACCCTATGAATGAAAATTATCCATATGCATATGATGGTGTCCAAACAGAAACTTCAGGTTTGTTATTCTTTTGGGATTTAGATGTCAATTACTGGCATCCAATCGACTTCCTCAGGTGTGTTAAATTTGTGATTGATGGTGTGGAGTATAACTAATGCTAAACCTCACTTCTGAAAAAGTGCTTCAAGACCTGCGTGAAGGAATCGTGAAACTTTCCTTCACCAAGGTTAAGGACGGTGCCGTGCGCGAGATGACCGCGACGCTCAGGACCGATATGATTCCTGAAGACAAGATGCCTAAGACTGGGTTGGAGAGTCCCAAAGAAGGTTTGTCTGCCGTCCGTTGTTTTGATCTTGACCTCCTCGAGTGGCGGTCCTTTCGTGTTGATTCTCTCCTTACCTTTGATCCCCGTTAAATTATGAAATCAAAAATTAAACGTAAACGCAGGCAAATGACAGATGCTCAAAAGGAAGCAGCTGTTGAGAGACTTCGTATAGCGAGAGAGAAACGAGGCATAACTGGCGCTGCTTCTATTCACGAGTCTATTCGAAACCTTCCCGAAGATTCTAAAATTCACTGGAAGAAAGTTAAACAGTGGATAAAATCTTGCGAAGAAGAACTTCGTGGGATGCGAGAACATAAAAAATCAAAAGACTGGAATCTTCGTCAAGAGTATATCTCTCTGGAGATTTATATTAAGAATCTTAAGACTTACCTATCTTCTGGAGTCTACCTCGACTATCGTTTCGGAGAGAAGCGAGAAGGGAGGATGCAAGAGGTTTGTTTACAACTCGCCTACTATCCTGATGGGCAACCGAAAAGAAGCATCGGAGTGATGTATCCAGACATCGGGCAAATTTGGACTAGAGAAATGGAGAATGAAGTATATGGAAAAGATAATCAACCAAAAAGAATCTACCGGAGAGAAGAACCCGAAGTTCTTGTCGAAGAAGATGTTCAGTCAGATGGTTGAGGAGATGGTATCCTCTACCAAACTCTCTTATATTGAATCGATCGTTGAACTTTGTGAAATTGAGAAAGTTGATCCGGAAGATGCGAATAAATACTTGAGTGATTCTATTAAGGGTCATGTAGAGGCAGAAGCAAGAGGGTTAAATTATCTTCCTAAAATGAATACTCTTGACATTTAAGGATAGATGATTTATTATATGATGGTGAAGTGGACAAACTAAATACAAAACATACAAGGATACACATATGTCTTTTCAAAACTTAAAATCTCGTTCTACCGATTTTTCTAAACTTCTCAATGCTGCCCAAGAAATGAATGGTGGTGGTGAGAAAAAGTCTTACGATGATGAGCGATTCTGGAAACCTAGCGTTGACGAGAACGGAAATGGTTATGCCGTGCTCCGTTTCCTGCCCGCAGGAGAAGGATCAGAACTTCCTTGGGTCCGTTATTGGGACCACTTCTTCAAGGGTTCTACCGGTCAATGGTATGTTGAAAAGTCTCTGACGACGATTGGTCAAACCGATCCTGTGAGCGAACTTAACTCTCGACTTTGGAACTCTGGGATTGAAGACGACAAAGAAACTGCACGTAAGCAGAAGCGTCGACTTCATTATGTCACCAACGTTCTTGTTGTGAGCGATCCATCTAATCCTGCCAATGAAGGCAAGGTATTTCTCTATGACTTTGGTAAGAAGATCTTCGATAAGATCATGGATGTGATGCAACCTCAGTTTCCTGGAGAAGAACCAATTAATCCGTTTGACTTCTGGAATGGTGCAGACTTCCAACTCAAGATTCGTAACGTTGCTGGTTATCGCAACTACGATAAGTCTGAATTCAAATCGCCTTCTGCTCTCTTTAATGCAGATGAAACCAAGTTGGAAGCAGTATACAACCAGATGCATGACCTGAATGAGTTTGTTAATCCGACTACGTTTAAATCATATGATGAACTCAAAGGTCGCTTGCAGGTTGTTCTGGGTGAAGCTGTAGGCGCCAATGCTACGGCTCGCAATGAGTCCCTTTCGCAAACTGCGGAACGAGTGGAACCTAGGACTGCTCCGGAGCCTGAAGTCGTGAGTGCTCCGGAACCCTCTGTTGGCGTTGAGGAAGATGAAGAGGACACCCTGTCCTATTTCGCTAAGATGGCAGCAGAGGATTAAAATACCGCAATGGTGTTTTGGGGGGACGCAATGTCCCCTTTTTATGCAGGTCCTGCGTATCTATCCAGAGAGTCAATAGGAGAAATGTTAGGACTCATAAAAGAGTTATTGGTGTTATTATTAACTCTTGTGCTGGCGTCAATATTCTTGGCATCAATCGCATTGACAGAGGGAGCAGTTTTAGATTCGGCATTCTCTCTTTGAACCTGTGCCATTCTTATCGAGGATGCTTCTCTCTCGGTTATCTCAGGAATCTCTACTTTTGGAGTAGATGCCACCTGAGTCTGTTCTTGCTCTGGTGCTTCGGCATTCTGCGTTCCTTCGGGAGTATCCTGCCCCTGAGTCGCCGTGACCTTGGGTGCTTCTGCTCCTGCCCATTCGTATACCGAATCAGGAATCAGTACTGAGAGTCCTCTCTTGAAAAGACTTTCGTTAGGGTCGGGAAGTCTCTCTTTAATAAAGGCACGGAGACCTGCCATAAAATCAGATGCCATTGCTGAGATCTGGGCAAAGGGATCCTCGGCAGTGAGAATGCTCATGACTCCATCGACCAGTTTGCCTGGGAGTTGTACAAAGAAATCAATTAGTTTTCCTGCAGTATCTTGGAAGGAGAACGAATCAAGTGCTTCCGAAATACTATCCATTCCAAACATGGCAAAGATTCCGGAGATAGCACTCTTGACCATATCGTAAGGAAGGAACAAGAGAGTTGTGACTGAATTTCTCAGTGCCTCATAAATGCCTTCGAGAAAACTCTTCTCACCTGTGAAGATTTGTTTGATTGGTTCAAATACCGACATGATTGATTTGAAGGGGAGAGAAATCAAACTAAAGAATCTTTCCTTGAGTGAGGTGATCATATTGTCGATCGAGAAATTTTCCCACCAAGCATTGATTCCGTCAAATAGATTTCTGAATACTGCCTTGATACCTTCGGCAAAAGAGAAACTATCAAGGAATCCTTCTAGTTGCTCAAACCCAAGTTTACCTGCAATCCAAGAGACAGCACTCTTTAATAGATCAAGGGGCATGCCAACTATACCCGAGAGGACGCCACCAAGACCACCAAGCAAACCTGCGAGCAGATTACCCCCAGTCCTTTCATACTCTGAGTTAAACCCTGAGATCGCATCAATAATGCCCATGATTACTGTAAGAGGAAATGCGACGACTCTACCCAGAACCTTGAAGACCGAGAAAATTTTCCCGAAGGTAGATGCGAATGAACGAGTCGATCTTGTAATACCCTGTACGAAATCAACCACCTTGTTAATTCCAGACATGGTGAGATTCTTTATCACACCAAACACTTTACTCATGTCATCAATAAACACCGAGAGTCCGGGCATTCTTCTTACGATATTGAGCAGACTTGAAGAACCTTCTCCAACTCTACCGAAGTAACTTGTCATTCCGCGAATCGCATCACCGAGAGATTTCCCAGCACCATAGATTTTTTTTACGAAGTTACTTGTATTGACTACAGGTTTGCCATCTACTCCGAGTCCAAGGAATCTAAATCCAGCAGTACGAATGCGACTCAGCACTCCGCCAACAGTATCAAATGCGTTGAGGAATCCGTTTTTAAACAGAGTCAGTTCTCTCATCACTCCACGGTTAAGTGCATTAACCAGTCCTCTTACAGGTTTGAGTAAAAGGTCTCCAAGTTTCGCTATCGGAGAAAGTACAAACTTGGCAGCATTGACAACACCTGCTACCGCACCGATCAAAAGACCAGAGAATCCTGCCACGATACCTTTGATAGTTGCTCCAATGGCACCGAGGATACCCATCGCTCCACCAAGGAACATGAAGTCAAGATTGCTGGTTCCTTCTACAGGACTCGCTCCTGCACCACCTTCTTTTGCACTTTCGGCAGATCTTCTTTCTCGACGCTCTTCTTCCTGGTCTAATCGATTCCCTCGAATCTCATCAACCAAGTCGCCCACTGTTTTGTTAAGAGTCCGAACACCCTCCGATGTGAGAAAGGTATTTTCTTCGGTCGCAGTCAACTGTGCGCGATTTTCCTCGCGCAGTTTGTCAATGCTATCTCTTACACTTTTTAGATCTGCCATGTGTGCTATCCGTATTTAAGTTTCTCTTGCTTCAATCTATCATTCTCTTCCTTAATATAATCAACGAGCATCGCCACATAAATCTCCCTCTCCCACGGCATCATCATTTCAATTTCGGTCAGACTATAGTGATGATGTTGCATTAACGAAAAGTTGGTCTTGTAATGATTGACCAAATTATCGTGCGAGAGGTTTATGATAAAAAATCCTGCATCCCCTTCAGTTGAACCGTGTTATGCTCACCACAAGAAATACAATCAAACTCCGCATCGTGTTTCAGAGCAGGCATCCCCTGAAGAAATTCAGAGATCTTCATAAACTGCTCTGCCGTCATGGACTCGACAAACTCATTCAGTTCCTTTTTGCTAATTTCAGAAGCATCGAATCTTTCTTCCTCTGTTAGAATCGCTTCGATACAATGAATAACCATCTCAAATCCAACTTCCATTTCTTTGCCGTCAAGGTTTGTATTGATGACAGAGCGATAGGAAGGATACCTCATTGCCACACTGATCGAAGGTGTCAACTCGATTACGTTCTCGACCTTCGGAACCTCAACCTTGATCGAAGAAACGTCAAGATCATATTCGTTTTTGTGATTACAGTTTGAACATGTCAACAAGACTGTAGAAGTTTCGCCCACTGACTTTGATCGAATCTGTGTAAAAATATACTCAATGTCAAATGTGGTCAGATCCATTACGTTGACATCTTCGCTAATACATGCACTCAGTGTGTCGACGATTGCCTCAAGTGCTTGCTTCTGATCGCCCGATTCAAAAGCAATCATCAGAACCTTTTCTTCTTTGACCAGATAAGGGCGATACTTTACTTTCTGTTTTGTAGAAGGAACCTCAAGAGAATATTGAGGTGATTCATTCAGTTTCGGAAGTGCCATTTCAATCTCCTATGATATATCAATCAAAAATATCTATTAATTTCTTAATACCAAAACCAAGTATCGAATCG